GGGAGGGGAGAAGGGAGAGAAGAAGGAGAGGAGGAAGGAATAAAAAATTCTAGCGCGCTACGTATACGAGTCCTACATTTTCTGAGATTTACTAGCCCACCATTTGTCTAAAACAAAGTACCAGATTGAATTTAATAAAGGTTCTACTATCGCATCAGTCATTGCTATTAATACAGGCACATCAGATAAAACTAAAATAGTTCCAGCAGCAATAAGAAAATGTCCTACAGTATAGACAAGTGTTCTAAGAATAGTCCCACGATTATTTTTATAAATTTTCTTTAAATTAATCATATTATAAAATCAAAAGATATAACTCTTTTTTTAAATTTAATTTTGTTTGGTTCTGTGTAATGCCATAAATATTGTGGCACTATCATTATATCTCCTGATGTTACTTGTGGTGTATACAAAACACTTCTATCATTTTCATTATTCCAAGGTTGTATGTAAGTAGTTTTAGGTGAGTCTGGTTTCATATCTAAATAAAGTATACCACAATAACCAGTAGAGCTGTGATTGTGTGGTACATGATAGTCCCCTTCATTATAAACAACGGACCAAACTCTTTGTAATAATACTTTAGAATTATATTTAGTTTCAATTAAACAAAACTCATCTTTGAATATTTTTCTAAAATCTACGTTAATATCACATTTATTTCTATTACTACCAAAGTTTGCTTGAGGCATTTCTGGATATTGTTCTAATACTTTTTCTATTTTTTTCTTTTTCTTTTTAAAATTAATACATTTAATTTTAAAAAATTCTATTTTAAATATAGGTTCTATTTCGTATTTTATATCCATTCTTTTAATTGTTCTCCCATTATTTCTGTTGCTATGTTTATTTTTTTACGTAAAGCTTTTACAATACGTTCATCTACCGTATCTTCGCATATAATATCTATGTATGTCATGGGTTTTTCTTGTCCTATCCTGTCAATTCTAGCTTCCGATTGTTGACGTTTTTCTAGGTCATATCCATTAGAATAGTAAATCATGGTGCTAGCAGCCGTTAAAGTTATTCCATAGCCGCCCGTAGAGGGGGTTCCAACAAGAAACCGGCACTTAGGGTCATCTTGAAATCGTTTGATATTATCCTGTCTTTCTTCTTGTGGAGTTAATCCATAATAAGTTACTACACTTTCTTCTCCATACTCTTTAGTTATTGCTTTTACTAATTCGTGTACGTCATATTGATAGTGGGCCCATATAACAGCTTTACCCTCTACTTCTTCTAATAATTCCATAATTTCACTAAGTCTATTATTTTTAATAGTTTGTATTGAACCATCATCAGCTTTAAAATGACCACAAGTTATTTGATGTAAACGCATTAGTTGTGTTAGAGCACTAGCACTGGTAACCATTTTACCATTTAATTGTGCAAGAGCCATTTGTTTCATTTGTTTGTATAATTTGTCTTGTTCTGCAGACAAAGTAATTACACGTTTCATAAAAGTTTTTTTAGGTAAATCTAAACAATCATCTTTTAATACACGATAAGAAAAAGGTTTAAGTTTATCAGATAACTCTCCTAAATTTTTATAACCTACAACTATTTCTACTGATCTACCATTAAACATAGCTTTACGCATTACTGCATACCGAGTTCTAAATGTATAATAAGAAGAATGATCTAATAAATATTCATCTAAAAATTCACATTGTTTATATAAATCTAATGGTGATTTAGTCACAGGTGAACCTGTAAGTATACGTCTGTATTTTGCAGCTTTACCTAAAGCTACAATATTTTTTGTACGTTTAGCACCAGGGTTTTTAATAGTAGTAGACTCATCAATAGCCATATAAGTGTTGTGAGAATTTAAAAAACGAACAGCAAAATCTACACCTTTTTTAGTAGAAAAAGCTTCTACATTCATAACTAATATATGTAAATCATGACCTGTTTTAAATAAAGTATCTAGTTTATCTTGTTGTGTTTTATTAATTAATGACTGCCATAACACAGTAATAGGTTTAATATGGTCTGGTAAATGTGTAGGTATTTCTTGAGAATACCAGTTTTTATACACACCTTTAGGTGCAATAATTAAAGCACCATTAATTTTACCATTATCATACAACATGGCTATATTATCTATAGCTACTTTTGTTTTACCTGTTCCCATTTCCATAAAGTACGCAAATACTTTTTTGTTCCACGACTTTTCTAACGCAATCATTTGATGCGCGTAAGGTTTAGTTTTAAATTTATATTTCATAGTTCTTCTTTCTAGTTGACAATATAATGATTAGTCCCTATATTGTCAAGCATGAAAGACAGATCAAAAGTATATGTAATCCAAGAAATTCCAGGCACTAGAATAGGTAGACCTAAAATAAATATTATGGGTGCTCAAAAACATGGTGATATAAAAGTCTTGTTAAAAGAAGATTCCCAAATAATTTTTAGTCCTGGACCTATAATTTATAATCTTAGACAAAAGTTAAAAAACTTTACGCAAGAAGATTATTTATTACTAACAGGTGATCCAGCTATAATTGGAATTGCATGTTCAGTAGTATCCGATATAACAAATGGAATTTATAATTTGTTAAAATGGGACAGACAGGAAAGCACGTACTATCCAATAAAAATAAATCTATATGAGAAAGGAGAAATAGATGAGTAAAGAAAAAATAAAAGTATTCACAGGTAGTGGATCTTTTAATCCAAACGAGGACCTACAACAAATGTTTGTAGAAGATTCACCAGAACAAGTGAATGAATTAGCAAACGTCGATAGTTTGTCAAAGCATGTGCTAGACTTACAAAGATTAGAAACTGAAATTGAAAGAGAAGAACAGCTTCTAAAACAAAAGAAAGCACAAGCAGATAAAATATCAGCAGAAGTGATCCCTGAAATTATGGATCAGATGAAATTAAAAACTCTTAAACTTCAAGATGGTTCTGCCATAGAAGTTAAAGAAGTTTATAGCGCAACAATTCCTGTAGCACAAAAGGAGAATGCGTTTAGATGGCTTCGAGACAATGACCTGGGTGATCTTATTAAGAATGAGATTACTGTTTCCTTTGGTCGTGGCGAAGATGATAAGGCTAGCACTTATGCTAACCTTGCAGAAAGTCAAGGCTACCAACCACAACAAAAATTAAAGGTAGAACCTATGACATTAAAAGCACTGTACAGAGAGCGAGTTGAAAGTGGTGGAGATTTGCCTTCTGAACATTTTAATCTGTTTAAGGGAAACAAAACAAAAATAACAAGGAACAAATAACATGACACAAGAAACAAGTGACGTTACTAAAAAAGAAGGTAACTTACCGGCAGAAATGAATTTTATTCAAGATGCTGGTGCTGGACTTGAGACAATTGATAAAGACGATTTAGCTTTACCATTTCTTAAGTTATTACAAAGCGGTTCGGATGAAACTAAAAAGAAACATGCGAACTATGTTGAAGGAGCAGAAGCAGGAATGTTCTATAATACAGTAACTAAAAGACTGTATGATGGAGAGAAGGGTATAGAAATTATACCTTGCTTTTACAAATTGACATTTCCTGAGTGGGCACCTTTTGAGAGAAGAGAAGGTAGACCTGTCAGTCCTGACAGAGGAGCTGATATTCTTCTTAAAACAAAAAAGAATGCTTCAGGAAAAGATTGTTTAGATAATGGTAATGAAATTATCAAAACAGCAAATCATTTTGTAATCATTAACGGAGAGAAACCAGAAAAAGCTTTAATGGCTATGAAATCTACTCAACTAAAAGTTAGTAGAGGGTGGAACTCTTTAATGCAAGATCAATTTGAAACTGATCCTAAAACTAGCAAAGCTTTACCGGCACCTATGTTTTCTAGAATTTATAATTTAAGTTCTGTGGAAAACTCAGGGAGTTTTACTTGGCACGGATACAGAGTATCATTGGCAAGAAAAGTGGATAACGCATCGCTATATCAAATGGCGAAAGAATTCCATAACTCTTTAAAACAGAGTAACGCTGCAGCTACAACTACAGAAGAATCTAATTACTAGATTCCTCTACATGAGGATAGGGGTAGGGAAGCGAGAGTGGAACTACCCCGACCCGGGATCATTATGGATAAAGAATTTATAGAGCTGTTTAAAGGGTATGAAGGTGATTTTGGCATGGCCGACATGTCTAATACATCTGTAGATACTGATAAAAACAAAATTAAACCTAACTACGAGTGGGCAGGGAGACCTGTCACTGATTCAGATTATTTAAATCACTTGCAAGGAAAAAAATCTATTGGAATACAACCTTGTAAAATTGATAAGACAGCACAATTTGGTTGCATAGATATTGACCCACCAGACTATGGAACATTTAAAGTAGAAAATTATTTAGCATTATTTCAACAATACAAATTACCATTAGTTCCTATACTTTCTAAAAGTGGTGGACTACATTGTTATATATTTTTAAAGGAGGCAATACCTACAGTAGATTTAATAGAAGCATTAAAAGCTTTTCTTCTACCACTAGGATTAAAACCTACGACAGAGGTTTTTCCTAAACAGAAAGAATTACAGAAGGATGACAAAGGCGACATAAAACCAGGAAACTTTATAAATTTACCATACTATGACAATGGTAATTCTAATAGATACGCAGTTGATAAAAACAATTCTAAATTATCAGTAGAAGCATTTATAAAATTCGCTAACGAATCTAAGATTGACAA